ATTTTAAATATTTAAATAGGTTTGTTATAAAATAATATTTAATAGTACAATATAGTAAATTTTATTTCACCAACTTCTCATATTCAAACCATACTTCACTATTAACTGCACTGTTTCTTCTAAGCAAAATCATTATTTCTTTTTCCTTTTCTTGAAGTTTAGACGGATCCTTTAAAGCATCCCCAAATTTATCTACAAGTAGAACAGCTTTCTCTTTTGCTGAACGCGCATATTTTACCTCAAACACAAAGGCAGGTGTCTTTTGGTTTTTTAATTGATCACTAATTCGTTTAGCTACTCTTCTAGCTTCAAATGGCTCGTTTTCCGCTAACTTGTCAAGCTCTTTATCTATTTCCTTTTGTGTAATTTTTCCTTCTTTTAAATCAGATACAAGAGTGTTGAAGTTTAATTTTGTTTTCAATCGGTTGATTTCAATTTCTTCAACTGCTTCTTTTATTTTCTCTTTATTTCCGATTCGTCTATTGTACTCAGAAGTTTCTTTTACTACGCGATTAACAGACGATTTTGCCATATCCTTAGCAAATTTCTGCATTACTTGTTCAGTGTCTTTATCTGAAAACATCGCGTCCATTCCGCCATAAATCATACCGACATACGGTGAAGTTGAAGGAGTAGTAATAATACTCTCGACAGCTGCTTTCATTCGTGCAGGTGACCAACCAGAAGTCTCTCCGATTTTTTTGTAAAAATCCTCTACTGATTTACTTCCATATCCCTCTGCCGAAACGGGAACTTTTCCTCTATCAGGTGAAATATCTTGTTCGCGAAAGAAGTCATATCCCGTACTCATTGACAAGGCTGCTTTAGCTAAAGGATTTCTAGCCAAGTTATCAGTAATAGCAAATTCAACTGGAGAAATATTGTTTTGTAGAATCCAGTTTAAATCCTCAATCATATTTCCACTTTCTTTATCTCCAACACTTTCTCTCATTAATTTTTGAAGAGTACCTTCGACCATAGTAAAGAAAGGAGTTAATTGCTGTGCCTTTGCAATTCGGTAGTATTGAAACTCTCCGTTTGCTGAACGATTCCCGTTGAAAATAATAAAATAGTTAGAGCGATCGTATTTACTCACTCCCTTTAAAGCTTTATTGTAAAGTTCTACTGATGACAATTCTTTTTCATCATCTCCGCGCTCACTTCCACCTAAAAACATAAGGCTTAACCCAATTGGAATAGGAGCAACAATAGCAGCTGCTTGAGTAACTCGCAATGTTGTTTCAATTGGTCTATCTCGGAAGTTGTCAAACATTACTCGAGTACCTTGAGAAGCCGCGTTCAAATATGGAATAAACGCATCCATGTCTTTTGTTAGAGTTCCGCCTTGGTTAAAGTCCATGGTGTTACGGGCAGAAGAAGCTGCAGTGTGGTAAATATCGTCAAGAGTACGTTTATCTTGAACTTCGGATATGTCTTTTAGACCAAGCTCTTTTAATTGATTCGCAATTGATCTTCTGAAAACCCCCATTCTAAAACCAATTTCGGAATACATCTGTAATTTTTGAAGTGTAACAGCATCAAAGAATTTACCCCAACGTTCTCTTGTTTTATTATCCACCTTTGGTAACCTCGCATTTAAGGTATTAGTACCTTTAAATTTCCCTTGGTCCATAAGGAAGTCGGTCATTCCTCCATACTTGACAAAGTTCTTGTAAGTATCATTCTCTTTTTTAATATCACGAATTCCTAAAGTTGCATCTTTGGCTAGTTTGGCCATATTCAATAAAACGTTCTTTCCATATTCTTCTGAGAAAGTAGAAATAAATAAGAAGTCACGTGGAGTATTGGTAATAAAGAAAGTCGGGTTGTTTCCCGTCGCAATCGATTTTACTAAACCAGTTCCGCTTGCCATTGCAAATTTTTCTTTTACATCTGGATTTGAAAATATGCGTTTTAAGGCATCAAAATATTGGTCGTGAAACTCTTGTTCCATAAACATATTTTGCTTCACTCCATTAACCCAATAGTACGCATTTGCATATCCGTTAGGTGTAGTTTGTTTGTATTTTGGATTACCACTTTCTGTAAAACCGATAATAGGATTCTCTTTAACTCGCTTTTGAAGTAGTTCAAAATATTTGATGATATCCTTTTCCTTTTTGGTAGGTTTATCTTTCTTTTTGAGTTCTTCTACTTTGACTGCTTGTTCTTTCATGAAGTCAGCAAGCCTGCGGTTAGTATTGTTCATCGCGATAATTTTTGCTCTAACCCCTAGGGCACGAGAAAGCAAATATTGAGAATCAGTAACAAGAGCCGTATCTAATCCTTTCTCTAGTTTTTGAATTTGCTCTTTACCTAATCCCCCTGTTGTTCCATTATCCAAATGAGCTGTTTCGGTTTCTGCGTTTTGCATAAACTCTAAAAACTGTCTAGGTTGGTAATCGATATCAAAGAAACTATCTCGACTTGCTTTGGAAATAATTCCGCTTTCATACATATCATTTAGCAGCCCTTTGAAAGTATCAAAATAAGCATCAGTACGTTTAGTCAAATCATTATAAGCTTTCTCTCCTAATTCTTGTTTTAATGATTCAAGGTAAGATTTAGCTACATTTTCATTTATGTAATCCGGATGAACCACTGCAGCTAAATTATTTCTACGTCGGTTTTCGTCAATAGCTATGAATCGGCGTAGTTGAATTACCTTGTCAAGTAATTTAATTTGATTAGAAGAAAGCCCTTTGTAAATCTTATCATAAGCCTTTTCATACAAATACTTCGCGTAACCAGAAGCCCCTTTTGCTGTTACAATATAATCCCGAACAACACGGCCACCCGCTTTGTTTAAAATGAATTTTGGCAAGAACTGTCTATCAAAGAATTTAGTAACAAAATTTCTAAATAATTTATTGATATCAAACTTAGGATTAGTAAGTTCTTCCATCTTCTTTTCTGCCTTATTGAATGAATCATCTACTTGTTTTTTAGCCTTAATAGGATCTACTTCTTTTTGTCTTTCAAAATAATCTTTCGCAACCATTTTTTCCATACGGTCATCGAAGGAAGCAAGAATTTCGTTTTCGGTTTTTCCCTCTTTTAAAGCTTGTTCAATTTCGTTTTCAATCTTCGTTCTATTTCGGGAGTTTCGATTTGTTTCGTATGGCTTGTTTAAATAGTCAATAAAATTTGAATCTAAATCGGTTTTCTCTTTTTGAGAAAGGTTTTGGTACCATTCCGTTTCTTTTACAGCATTTAATCCAGCAGAAATAATATCAGCTACACTCTTAGCTGTTTTGGCGGCAACTTTCATCGCTTGTAATGCTTGACGCGCTACAACTAAAGGTAAATTCATCCCAAGATTTTCCTTACCAAATTGATCTAGTTGGTCAATAGCTCTATCAAGGTTTTCAATAAACTTATCTAATTTTAAATCTTTAGAAAGATTGATATCTATCTCTTTAGCTAAAAAATCAATATCAAAATCAAGAAAATTTTGTACCTTTGTTCCATCAGGAAGGGATGCCTCAAAGCGGTTTCGGACGTTAGCGGAAGGAGGATTACCTGCATTCTGGCGTTGACGGATACCTTCCTGGTTTTTAAAGAAAGTTTTTAGAGTCAATCTACCCCCAGACTTTCCATAAGCTTGAACAATAACATAATCATTATTGTTACTGTCCTTCTTGATAAATTCAAATAATTTATTACCTGTTTTCTCATCAACCCCTATATAATTAACTGTATCAGGATTGTTTACAACATTGATAATTTCTGAATAATCCTCTTTTGTCAGTGGAATATTTCTATGGTCATTTTCATTTCCTGAGAAATGACGCTTTTTACTGTGTCTTAATTCACCTTCGTTTATTTCAAAAGTAACTTCTCTTTTGAATTTTAAACCAGAAATATCCTCAAGGACCTTTTTAGCAGATTCATTGAATTTACCTAATTGAATTATTTCAGATCCTTTAACTCTTGTAAAGGCCTTATCAATAACATCATTTAATAAATTTTGAGCGACTTCTCTTAATCTTCCTTGTCTTTCGGTTTCTCGGCTTCCTGAGCTTTCAGTTCCTTTATTCTCTCTTGGACCATCTTGTTGTACTCTGGATTCTTCTGCATTGTTTCTGCTATCTGAGATTTCAGAAGAGTTCTCTGTGCTTCTGTCAACTGTTTCTTGCTCATACTGTTCTCTTTGATTATGTAAATGTAATAATTCTTCATCAGACATAAAGTCTAATGAAGTAGTGTTTTCAAGTTTTTTGTTTTTATTATCATTTTGATTTACAACTTCTTGCAATAACTCATTAGTAGCAGGAAGTCCTGTTAACTCTTCAAATCTTGATTTTAAAGAATTGATATCCGAATGAAAACCATTATTCAAAAACGTTTGCGCACCAGTTGGATTTTCAAGAATAAAATCAACAATATCTTGTTCCGTAATTTCAATTCCTGCAATTTCGCTAAGTTCTTTTGCCTTTGTGTCAAGTGGAGTTCCGTCTTTGCGTAAGTATTGAATAGGAATACTACCACCTTCTTTCGCATGCACTTCATCTGAGTTTTGAATAAAACTTTCACGACTGACATGACCTAAGTTCTCAGCAATTACTTTTTGCTTATAATCAACACCATTTCTATAATCTTCAATCTCATTACCAAGGATAGTTTCAGCAACTTCTAGGGCGCTTTCGGACTTCTCAGCAATGAATTTATTTGCTTCTTTTACAGTCATGTTAGCTAATTCGCTACTATCAGTAACCCCTTCAACTTCATGGGCGCGTCTACCTTCTGTAAGGTCAGTTTGTTTAGCGTATTCTAAAGCAAGTCGATTAGATGTTCTTTTGCTTGGAGTATTACCTTCTCTATCTTTAAATACAATTCTACCTTCTTCATTGGATACAGTATATTCTCTACCATTATCAGAAGCTTTTATTGTTTTTAAAGATTCATCCTGTTTGTTTTCTATATTAGAAAAATCTTTAAGCGTAAAACCTAATCTTCTTTCTAAATATTCTCTTGATAATATATTCTCTGTATTATTAGGGTTTAATAATTTTCTATTTAAATTTATTAGTATTCTTTCATCAGAAAGATTTAGGATTTTATTAGACAAAAGATTTGCAAGTTCTCTAGCTGTTTTAGTTATATCTTCTTTATTATTCCAGTCAGTATTTTCAAGAATATCTAATCCTTCTTTATATGTGTCTTCAAAGCCTTCTCTTATAGGTAAGCTTCGGATATTATCTAAACTATATTCATCTTGTTTGTTTTGATCTTCTTGTATTGGGTCCAACTGTTCATTTGAAGATTTAGTACCTCCATCATCAACAATACCTTCTGTTTGTGTTGTTTCATTTGGTAAATTTTGTTTTCGATGATTCTCTAAAGCACGTTCAGAAATTTCATTATCCTTAATGGTTATGTTTTTAGTACCATCAGGATTCTTCTCTTGCATCAATTGTCTGCCTGCCTCGTCTTTTAAACGAACAACTTCTTCTTGTGGTAATAGATTAAGCAAAGCATTCGATTCTCGGTTTAAAATGCCTACACGTTGATTTTCTACTGCTTCAAATTCTTGTTTTAAATTAGAAACAATCTGATCCTTTAAATCTTGTTCCAAATCCGACGACTGAATCTCTCTAGCTTGATTTTTTAAATTTGACTGAGTTTTTTCAATTCTTTTAATCGCTTCAAACTCCTGGTTAGACAAATCAGAAATACCTTTTACTTCTTGCTCAAGTAACTCTTGATTTCTCAACTTAGCCTTAGATAATTGGCTTTCTACAATAGTTCGATTTGATAGAGACAAAGAACTGTCATCTAGTGCTTTTTCAAGTTTTAAAATTTCACGATTGGCTTGATCAATTCTTGAATCTAAAGAAAACGACTTTATTGATTTTGAAACTACACTTGCTGAGAATGGAATAATTGCCCCCATAGCAAAACCAGCTGCAGAAGCATCTAATACATTATCAAACACTCCTACATCTTTCTTGTCAAGAGCATAGATATCCATTAAGTTTTGCATGATTTCGGTAGCTGCTTCATCAACACCTTCATATGTTGAGTTAATAGCTACTGCTTTACCTGTATTTGAAATACCTTTCCACATTCCATCAGCAATCATTTTTCTTTCAGGAGCTGTAGCTGATTGAATAATTCTTGCTGAATTCATTAAAACAAGTCGGTCAACATAAGCCGAAACCGTCTCAGAAACTCCATACCCAAGAGGCACTAAAGTCTTTTGAAAATAGTTATAATCTCCCTCTCCTTTATCCATTTCGTTCTGCATTTCTTCCCACTGAGTTCCAGTAGCAGAAACACCCAAAGCACCAATTCCTCCAATACCTGTGGCAACTGCTGCATAAATTGGAATCTGAGAAGCCAAAGCGGTATTAGAAAACCACTGACCAAAGTCACCTAAAGTATTTATATTTTCAACCGAAATAGGCTTAGCAATTCCTTCTCGGACATCTGTTGCCGTATCAGTTAATAATTTAGAAGCTTTTCTAATTTGCTTGGTTGCATTGGGGCTTTCAAAACCGTTAGCTTCGTTTGCCCAATTCATAACATCAAGAAGTCCAGCTGTTAGATCTAATCCGGTAGCACCAGCATTATCAGCAAAGTTTTTCAACCAACCATAATTGCGTTTAAGAACATCAATATTGTCTTTTGCTTCGCCAATATCTTTTTGGTTAGAAACAAATTCTTGGTAAGTGTTTAATGATTCTTGAATAACTCCCTTATACCTTGTGTCTAATTCTTGTCCTCTTTGTGCATATTCTTCTTCTGTAATTTCTCCTTTTTGAGCTTTTGATACTAACTCATTTACCTCATTTTGGATATTGTCAATCTCTAATCGTTGAATATTTTGTTGAGTAAGATTGAGTTTATCTTTCTCAGATAAAGAAGCGAGTTCGCTTGTTTGAAATAAATTAAGTTTGTCCTTGTCAGACATACCGAATTTATCTACTTCTTTTTGAGCGTCTTTTAAATAGGACCTTACTTGACTTTCAGACTGAGAAGATATTTCTTTTTCAACTTTCAATTGTTTCGCTTTGGCAATTCGTTGCTCGTCAGTCAAAGTTTGAGCTGGTCTATTTTCTTTTTTAGCATTTGCTACCTCTTGCTTAATTTGGTTGTCAACTTCTTTTAATTCAGAAGCAATCGGATTAGTTTCTAATTGAAACTTTTCTTTAATTGACTGATGATTGCTTTTAGGTATTCCAGAAAAAGAAACTGCAGCATCCACCATCGCATTAAACCCCTTTTTACCATAAGCTTTAATATTGTTCCACCAACCACTTTGATTTACCTCATCATCTACAGATTGGGCGATTTGTTGTTTCTTTTCTTCTGAAACAGATTTAGCCGTTTGGTAAGTATCAAACAGCTTCGTTATTTCAGGATTACTTTGTTTTATTTTTTGTTGATTCCAAGCAAGTGTGCCTTCAACATTCCCATCATAGAAAGGAGATTTATTAGAGGCTATTCTTCCTCTTGCGTGTTTAACTGCTTTATCGATTATAGTCTCACCAATAGCACTTCTGTCATTGGGATCATTCCCTTTTAGTAGCCATTTTTTTTCTGATTCGCTTAGTGTTGGTATAAGAGTTGGGATTTCAATTTCATTTCCATTGATGTTTACACCAATAGAAATTTCGGTTGCAAAGTCATTGCTCCCGTCCTTCATTTTTAATTCCCCAAAATAGCCTCTTCCTTTTTTTGTTCCGTCATTTCGACGCCCATAGTCCAAAGAACCATTTCCCGAATTGGATTCCGAATTTTGTTGAGGAACAGAAGAATCGGATGTGTCTTTTTTTTTTGATGATAATCTATTTTCAAAAGAGTTGTAATCTCCTAATGAAAATCCTTTTTCATTAACTGCATCATAAAACCTTTTTCTATCTTCTGAGGTCTTCATCTTTGATTCAAAAGAATCATAATCTCCAATATTAAACTTTGCTGATACAGCAGTATGTAATTTTTTTAATTCTTTATCTTCACTTACCATTCAATTGTTTCTTTTTGAGATGAATTTGAATCGCTTTTTGAGGTTGACATATTTTGTTTTGTGAAGTTTGCGCGTTGCTTTAATTCTTCCGTTGTAGTATTAAGCATCTTCGCTATTCGGCTTTCTGTTTCTTTTGAAACAATGGTTTTCATTTTTTTATTTTCAGTAGAGGTATTCTTTATCTCTACACCATCTATAAAACTACTTGAAGCAGCCTTTCCTTCTGAATAACTACCCGTAACCATCATTCGCCCATCATCTGAATAAGTGTAGTTATCAATAGTTACGTTTGATAAAGTCTTGGTTTTATCTCCTGTTTTTAAATCTATTGCTTCCAGCTTAACTTTTCCATCTACTGGCACACTCTTGGCCCCATCTGCAATTTTGCTATAATGATTCCCCCAGGTATTTTCAGTTGGAGTTACAGCTTCACCTATTCCAGTTGTTTCTTTTGTTTTACTATCTTGATGATGTCTTTCACGTTGAGCGCGATTCTTATCTCCTTGTTCAGCAGTAGAATCCCTTTCTCGCAAACTTTCTCTATCTTTTGAATTGAATATTCTTTCTGACACATCTCTCTCAATTCCTTTAAGTACATCTTCGCTTGGATTTTTGTAATCATACCCTAATTCGGTCAATCTTGATTTAGCGAAATTGGTTAAAGCACCATCCGAATCATACATTAATGATTGGGCAGAAGTTTTCGCCACATCAAGAGGAATTCCTTTTTCTGTAATAATATCATAACCTTCGCGATCTTTTGTCTTGACTGTACCTAATCCTTTAGACATGTCAGTTATCATCTTATCGTAATCTAATTTTGGCTGAAACTCCCAAACACCAATACTATCTTTTAGATTATCCCAAGGCATTAGGTCTATCTTCCCGTCACCATCTAAGTCCTTAAAACCTATCATCGGGAAACCATTTTCATCGATTCCTCCTAAGTAGTTTTCAAAACCATTCAGCACCTTCTTCTCAAAGTCAAGATTTCTAAAAAGAGAGCCGTTTTTGACTCCTTCCATATAGTTCTGATTCATCTTTGTAAAGTTTTGAGTAGCCACTTTCAAATTGGTACCCAGCTTATCAAGATTCAAGTTTTCCATTTCAAGCTTTATACGTTCCGAATCTGATATATTACCCGAACGAAGCTTCTTGTATATTTCTCCTTTTCGATTCATTGCCTGCATGACTATACGCCCTTGCAATTCATTCAACGAACCAGAACCAGTATCATAATTCTCGACAGATTTCAAAAGTCGTTCACGTAACTGTTCATCGCGGACGAATTGTTTATCTCGACGATGTTCCTCTAATTGTTGCTCACGCATTTTCTGGTCTTTGCGCGCTAAGTTTAATCTTTCTTGCTGGCCAATTGTATCAGCAAGACTAAAACCAGAAGCTTGAGAAGGAGCGTAAACGCTAGTATGATTTCCTGCCATAGCTACATATCGATTTTATAATTCATATTATTTTCTGTGGTAAATTTTGGAATAGGAGATAATTGAAAGCCAGCATTGAATAAGGGATTGAATCCTCCTTGTGATGGTGCAGGAATCGTCAATGATTGAAAACCTGGATGTTTTATAGAACCTGATAATGAAGTTTGAGATTCTCTTGTTTGTGGTACAGAAGCGGATTTTGAACCAATAGTCCCTCCTAATGAGCCAGCAGCAGCAACTGCTCCATTAATTCCGTTCCACATATTTTGTTCACCTGCCATATATTGGCTACCAAGAGCAGCAATATTTTGATTATCTCGTTGCTCCTTGATTCCCATAATACGAGAATCTTCTCCTGCTATTGCGTAATCACGTTGAATGATTTGATCGTCAATGTCTTTTTGAATCTGTCTGTTAACTTGATTTGTATTTGCTTGCACAGCAGGCAACAAAGCAAGTCCTCGACTTCCTCCACCTTGCAAAGCATCCACAATGTTTGCAGTAGTTCGCTGAGCTTCTTCTCGCATCAAATCAGTTCCGACTGTTGAAATTCCTACTCTTTCAAAAGCGTTATCTAATTCCTGTCGCTGGTAAGAGTTCATTTCTTCCTTTGCTTTTTTCTTTTGCTGTTCGCCTTGATATATTGAAGCTCCTGCTGCCGCAAGTCCAATGCTCGCACTTGTTATAGCCGCCATAAAAAATAGATTTTACTTATTACCTTACTCAAAGATAATAAATAAAATCTATTGAAAATAAAATAACGATAAGTTTTAGTTATAGTATTTTAATCATTTCTGTTGTCTGAATAGAACCTTTAATATACTGACAATCTGCAAAATGATTAATTAGTGAAGCGTGTTTAAGATTAGTGTAAGCGACTTTAAAACCTTTTGATTTGGCTATATCTCCAAGTTCATTTATTAAATCTAACAACGCTTCTTTTCTGTCTGATTTTCGGTAGTTTGGATTTGAAACAATAAACTCAATCCAACACATTTTTGAGTTGGTATAGTAGATAAAACCTGCACAAATATTTACACCATCTTTAGAGAGTATAATTCCGCATGTTCCATTATTTGGTAACATTTCTTGAGCAGGTGGCGGAAATTTCCACCACTTCCACCAGGATACTAATTCCTGATAATCTTCTTCTTTTAAAACACGAGCATTAAACATACGACTTGATTATATTAGAATTAATAGCAAATAGTTCTACTTGCTTATCATCGTTATTTTTCATTTCGATATCTGCATAGTAGCCTCGGATTTCGTCCCCTTCTACCCTAGCATTCTTACTTGATAAAATAAAGAATCCGGCATACCTATCAACAAGATTTACATTTACTTGAATTGAATCTTCTGTTTTTCCAATAACATCACCTATCAAAATTGGTTTATCTCCATCTAGTTTGAATAATTGATCACCAATATTTGTGAAGTCTGATACCCTTTTAAAAAATAGAGTATCAGAATCATTACTTTGGCAAATTCCGACTCCTTGTGCATTTCCGTTCAAATCTCCTTCTTGTTCGTTTCCTCGCAAATAAGCAAAGTATCTACTTTCCTTTTTATTGAAATCTGTAGTTTTTAAAGAAGTTCTTGTAAGGTTAGTCTTTATTTCAACTTCCCAAGACGAGCTGCCTTCAATTACAAATGTTTTGAAAATCTTGTCATCAGTTTGAGCCTCATTAAACACCGTATTGATTTTTGACGGATACTTTACGCCAAAAAAAGTGTTGATAATTGGATTGGATTTATCGTTCTGCTGCCAAAGGTTTCCGTCTTTTATAACGAATGCAGTTCCGCCAAGCCTTAAATAAGCGTCAGGCAAAAAACTAAAGAATGATACCCATCCAGTTTCTTTTTCTTTAAATCCTAGTGTTTTCATAGTGCAATCATTTCGATTAAATAATCAGAAGTACTATTATCATTTCCTATTGTTCTAATTCTTACCTCATATTCTACTCCATTGGATAAATCAGGAATATTGTAAGTTTGTTCAGTGTTATCAACAAATGGAATAAATATACCCTCGCTCCATTGTGTTTCTTTGGAGCTTTTATATGATATCTCATTACCCTTTACAATATAATTATCTTGCTCATTTTTGAATTTAACATCGATTGAGGACTTATCAGCCCCATGAGCTAATTCGAAATAAGAAGGCGGCAATACTTTTTCATAATCTGGATTATAACTACCATAATTATAGACAACATAAATATTCCCTTCAGATGTAAAATCAAATGAACCTTCAATCTCCTTTCCGTTTGTAGTTTTTAATGGAACAACCTGGCTAATAATTTTAGGTAAATCTGATTCTGTATAGTTTTCATCTGATATTACATAACCAATAGATAAATCAGCTATATCGCTCTCACTGTAACTTCTCAATGTTATAGTATCCAATTTCTTAGGGAATTTGCCTTCTCCTTGGATTCCTGTTTCTTCTGAAAACTGGTTTACGTTATTATCTTCAATAAGTAATTGATCAAAGAATTCTGGTCCACTATTTATAGAAATACTTTGATTCACATTCAGCCCATATACCATATCATTTGAAACAGTAATAAATGTAATTCGTTGTTCAATTCCTTCTGGAGCAAATGAACGAATAGAATATGTCGCGGTTGCTGTTGTGGGCACTACTGTTGTTTGTATTGCTGCAGTTTCAGTTTCATCAACATTAATAACAAGTTGCCCAACACCAGTTACATTAGATTCTACATATTCACGACCAGCGTAAGTTGCTGAAACAGTAGCTCTACCTTCTGTGATATTGTATTCAAAAATAGTTTGACCAACTCGTCTAGGTAAGGCTAATTCAAAAACAAATTCATCGCTCACTTGATATCTTGCCAATTCAGAACCACTGACTATTTGAGAGATATAATTTGGTGGATCTCCAATAGTCAAATTATATAGCTTGGTATAAGGATCATACCCACCTATTATTTTTGCTGCTTGCTTATTGGTGAGATTATCCCTAAACCATCCTTCCAAACCATAAGTAATCGGGCTAATTCCATTAGTAGATAAACGTAGCGTTTGTCCTCGTTTAGCATCAACCCAATAACATCGATTTCCTTCCTTTTCAAATGATTCAGGATGCGACATTCCATATTCTCCTGAATAAGGGACTGATTCGCCCAATACATAAGGCACTTTGGCTACATTAGAAGTACCATCAGCATTATACATCACATCTTTTCCATACATCACTTGAGAAACTTTATCTGTTTGGTAAACAAGCAAATTACCTTCTCGCGCGACTATTTTTTGAATCGCTCCATTTCCTTTATCTAGTTCTTTCCAGTTGATCAAAGTTTGATTAAAAGAACTAATTCCATTAAACCCTGTAGACTCTACAAATGCTTCTGAATAAGTCAAATCTGAATACCTTGTAACTTCTGAATAATCTTCTTCACTTGTTGAAGTAGGTTGCAAATCAATATTCAAAGCATTCGCATTAAACTTATCTTTAATCTGATATGATTCAAGTCCATTTCCAAAGGCAAAACAGTTGAAAAAATCTAGTTCAATTTTAGCAGAAGAAACAGAAGTTTGATTAGAGATATTTCCTTGATGTAACCCATTAATAATATCAAATGATTGAGAGCTTTTATAAAAAATACCTGTATCTAAATTTTTCTTTTCTTCCGTTTCAAATATGTAGTATCCAGTATTCGTTCTGACAACCATTTTAGCATCAAGATATCCTCTTCTTCCACCAGAGGAAGCACTATGAGTTCCGTCAATGTAGAGTCCGTCTTTACCACCAACATTAACTTTTCTTACTTTCCCTCTATAATTTTGGGAATCATTTCCTATATTTCCCCATAGATCTTTACCATCAATATATTCTTCATACCATTTTTGAAGGTTATAATTCTCTTTATTGATTAACCATTCCTTTTCAAATGTATTTTCTTGCCATCCTGCATCTAAATGATTTCTAGAATACATCCATAAATAAACACTTGAACCCTCAGATAATTCTAGCCCTACCCAATTACTTTCTATTGGCAAAACTAAAGTTACATCAGGAAAATGCCCTCTACTCTTCCTAGTGTCGCTTTTAGAATCTTGGTATATTTTGTAATTATTCTCATTCATTACAAATCCATCTGCTTTTATTCGGATATAGGTACCTGCTTCTTCTATAATATCATTCCCGCTAGCATCTTTATTCCCTTGAATGAAATCTTTAGGTTGAGATTTCTTCTCAAGTACAGGAATAGTTATAATTTTTGTTGCTTCTGCGTATGTATCTTTCTTCAGTATAAGAATATCTCCATCTTTTACTTTGTCTTTAGAACTCCCTTCTAATTTGCACCATACAAAATCATCTTCAACATAAAACCTACTCACGATTATGTTTGAATAGTTAAGAGGAATTGACTTTACTGCAAATCGATAAGAAGTAGCCCAATAAGGTGCTTTGTTTTTAACTTCAATATTCAGTTTATTTATTGATGCTGATTTACTAGGGTCAATATAAATTGAATTCTCTACAGTAGTTAAGGCTGTAGAACACCTACCAAATTCATCAGAATAAACAATTGCAGCTTCATAATCTCTGTTTGACTTTAAAGACTGTCCTTTTCCAGCCTCAACAACTGAAAAATAGGCTTCCTCAGAAAACTTAGTTGACAATCTACCTTGTCCTGGACCTTGTGCAATCCATCCATGACTAATATTTAGCAACAAATTATTGCCTAAAAATTGAAAACTTACCTTTGGGTACTCAGATATAGTATCGGTTGAACTTAGTTTCCAATTTTCAATATTGGATTCTATATAGTAGTTAATACTATCAACAAACTCAGAGAATGCACTATCATTATATATTTCATAAAGACTAGAGAAGTCTTTATATAATGTAAATAAAAATGTTTCCGAAACTAAGGTAGCCCCATAGTTTGGGTTCCCTTCAGAATAGTAATCATTTAAAACATCTATAAAGATTTTCAATCCGTACCCTTTTTTATACAGATTCAAGCTATTATTTAATTTCAATTGCTGGGTTCCTGAATTAACAGAGATTATTAATGTTTTATCGATTTCAACAGAATTGCTACTTAATCTAAAATCAATATTGATATCTTTTCCCTGGTTATCTTTCACATTGTAGCCTTCTGTGTAATTACCTAATACAACTCGATTCCCTATAATATCTAAGGCTTTTGCTTTTCTTGGCACATTATCATATTGCTTAAAAAAATCTTTTTCGGGAAGAACTTTGTACAATTTATTGTTTGAATAGCTCAAGCTTTTCTCTTGATTGTTTCCGATGCTTTCTTTTTTCTTGTTGAAAGTTTCAACGATATAAACATTATTAGAGTTTGATTCTTTAGCGAGTACCTGAATTTCTTTTACTCGGTGGTCACCTGTATTAAAGAAAATCTTTATAGAATTGAACTTATTGATCATACTCAAATTATCTTGAGTAGAAAAATCAATTTCCAAATCTCTCGGCTCAAACGCACATTCTGTAAATGGAGCCATTGCTGAAAATTCGCCATCAAGATATTTATAACGATAAGAAAACGATATAAATTTTTCCTCTATGTTATTAGAAGACAATCTATCAAATGTCTTTTGTATTCTTGGTGCTTTAGTTGGCGGTTTCTTGATTAAATAGATATCTTCTTTCTGAAATGCATTGTAAAAAAAGGATTTTACACGTTCAATATTAATACAGCAAACCTCCATATTATTGTCAGTCCAAAGTAACATATCCTTAGATGTGTCTTCTGAAATAATTTTTCCAATTCCAGTGATGTATGTATTTCTTTTAAATTTTAAGACTCTTGTATTACTTGAGCGCTCATCAGTCAATAATCTTGTTAATGTCTTAGAATTGAAATTGTATTCCAGAACATAACACCCTCTATTAGAAATTACCCACCAATAAAGTTTATTCTTTGATTCATCAGAATAACAACCTACTGTTTCCACATTACTTCCTAAATCTAGGAAAGTGAGTTGCTTATTGGACAAACACTTTTCAATAGCTCCAACATCACTGCCTTCTGATGTATTAATGACAATATTTTCAGCATGTCGAAAATACCCATCATCTAAAAGACGCTCGTCCACGTCTTTATTCATGACTCCTTTTACAAATGTTCTTCTGATATTTGGCATAATTAAAAGTGTCTGATTATTTCATATAGTTTAAGATTCAATCGATCTAGTTTGGCTTCGTGTAGTGTTGTTTTATATCGAAGCAAAGCACGTTGTTTTTCATTGGCAGGCACATTTCTTCTACGTTCAATACATGCATAATAAATCCAATTCTCAAGTGTTTGTTGTAAGTCCTTATGAACGGTCACTTCTTCCTCGCTTAGTTCTGCTTGTAATCCATCTGATATATACTCAATAACAACTTCCTTGTCCATTAGGTCAGAAGAAAAAAGAATAACTCCTTTTCGCTCATCGATTACAAACTCGCCGTATTTTGAAACCTTACTTGTGTCTAGGAATTTACCTTGGCCACAACTACCCAAATCAGAAACTTTGTATCGTTTATATGGATGTGCAAAAGCATTGGAAGAATCAGAAGTAAGAATCATTCCTTTATTATCAAACAGCAGGTCTCCTTTGTGGTCCTGCAAATATCCAATTGCTGTATTTATGTTTCGATTCTCATTTAGTGGTTGAAGCATAAAACCATTAGTAATTGGATCGCGTGTAACCAATGATATACGAACCCAATTCACATAATCTTTTGGCACCACAACAACCAAGTTATCCGGAACTGTGATTTCAAAGGCAAGGATATCGTTAGCAGCTTCTTGAGTAAGCTCCCTAATTCCTTGTTTGGCATATTGAAGCAAACGGAAACGAGCCGTATTCTTCAAATAACTATCATCATCCAACGACTCCAAGACCATATTGTCAATAATAGTTTTCAAGGAAACATATTGGTATGCTCCATGTGCTTCCTTATTTTCGATATATTCTAAATCAGTCATTAGCTTTGAATTTCTTGGTTAAACTCAATGTTTTGTTGTTGCGTCATTACTTGCTGTAAATCTTGCTCCTTAAGATTAATTCCAACCTTCTGAAGTGTTTTAATAATGACATTTGATACTTCGCTAGGATGAATATCCAACTCTTGAAAATCGGCAGCATCTGGATTGAATATTTCAGCTCCATTCACAACATAGAAAGTCCAATTTGGAATTTTCGGTTTTCGTAGATAAGTAATCTCTGCTTTATCATATCCGATAGGGTATAAAACAATACTGTTTACACTGTTTTTATATCCTATCGGATATGATGTGTTTGCAAGTCTTTTAACTACTTGGAACTCTTTTGCGTTTTTAACCATCTCAACTTCGCATTGATTTACGAAAACACTATCCAAGTATCTTAAATCACTAGGTAGATTGAATTTATCGTCAGAAACAATTACCTCTTTTGATTCAATGTAATAATTGATTTTATCCCGAATCAAATCAGGAATATTCTCCAATCCATTTCCAATCAACCCTTTGTTTTGGCGATTGACCATTCGGTTTAATTCATAGAAGTAGGATTCGTATATTTCTTCAATGGTTGTATTAATCAGCAAGCGCGCATCCGTAGGCTTCACGTTTCCTCGAATATCTGAGTTTGCAATTGTTAATACAGTTCGGTAAACTAAATCGATTAAATACATAGTGATTTGAGTTAAAAAAAGCACCCTTTCGAGTGCTTTAGATTATTCTTTAAGTTTTTTCAAGATCCACTCTAAATCTCCTTTCACAGTAGGTCCAGGTTCTTTATTAAACTTTTCAATGTACTTCGCGGTAGCTTCTTCCAAAGTCATTTCTACCTTTGCATCTTTATTAGAATCAACAACAGGAGGATTTAATTCATGAACACTACCTTTATTAGCAGCTTCTAAAGCGGCTCTTAGTTCAGCAATTTCATCATCCTTTGCTTTAAGTTCTTTTTCAGAAATGGTATTGGTTGGAGCAGATGCAGTTTGAGTTTTTGGTTCATCACCAATTCCAAGTTTTTGAGCAATGGTTTGCATAGTAATTAAAGCTTGGTCACTTCCGTTATTCAAGAAGTTTCCTAGTTTAATATTACCCGTTTCTCCAGCTGCTAATGTTAGAATTGATTGTTCTGTATCTCCCCATACAACCATAGTATGCCCCATATTGTTTTTAACAATACCTTGGATATACGCTTGTGCAGAAATGAATTGACTTTCATAATCAACCCCTGATAACTTGCCAATAATAAACTCAGGTTTTTCAAAAGCTAACTGCTTCAATTTTGCTTCAGCAACTTTAACTTCAAAATGCAAAGCTTGAATGCCGAAAACAACCATTGCTTTTGATCTTGTTTCTAAATCACTAACGTGCTTAACAAGATCGATTGCTTTCTCTTTTAATTCGTAGCCTTTAAGTAATTTTTCGCTTTCAATGGTTTCGCTAGTAATTTCGTATTTTCTGCCAAACCAAGGGTGAGCCTTCAAGTACATTAATAGATTCGTGTTGCTATCATCAACAGTTAATTCTGTTTTGTTAGTAGCCGAATTAAATTCAAACAAGGGAATTTCAGAAGGCTTAATGTCTTTATTCTTTCCTTCTACATCTTCTTTGTAAATTGAATTTTCACCAGGATAGTAATTGATAAACTTCTTTCCTGAACCAGGCTTATCAGCCATGATATTTATATAAGGTAAATCCCATGTTTGGGGTGTTCTACCTGTTGTAAGTACAAATACTATTTTTGCCATTTTATTTAGGGTAAAATAAGGCAGTAGAATAAACCACTGCCTTTATTAATATTAAGGATAAATCTCTTCGTTTCTTCCTACAAAGAAATTGTTTGCTCCAACAACTCGATTGGTAAATTCAGTAATCAATTCAACAGAAGAAGCATCTGGCTTAGCTTGAGTTCCAAAAACTCCCCAGCCTTTAGTCTTTCTTCTTCTATTCTCCATGCCATTAACTCTATATAAGATATCTAAGTACGGCACAGATTCAGTAGTTCCTCCTTGATTAGTTGCAAATGTATTTCCAGAAGGAACACCCACAAACGCTACTGTTTGAGTTAATGGTTTAGCTGTAGGATCATCTAACAATGCCCAAGCACAGAAGTGAAATGTTACACCATCAATATGAATAGTTGTAAAGTCTAAATACAACGCCATATCTTTAGAGTTAGCAAAAGAACCATAGTTTGCCCCGTTTACAAACGCAGCATTCAATCCAGCAGCTAATTTTCTGATATATTTTAATTGATCGTGAGAACACCAAAAAGTAAATTCTCTACAAATACCTTGAACTTTAGCACGTTTTGCTAAGTTGGATAAATCATCATCCGAAGTAATGAAGTTGTTAGAAACATTTCCTCTATCTTCAATAGTAGGAACAACCCCATTCATACCCTGAGCGAAACCACCTTGAGCAGATTCAGAGTTATCTAAGGATCTTTTGTTGAAGATAGCTGTCAACTCTTCTTTATTACCAAATAAAGTATTAAATCGCTCCATTTCAGCGTGCATCCAAATAGGTCCATTTGGTGTTTGAACCCAAGTAGCATGTGCTAAGTCTGAATCAGCAATCTCATAGTAATCTTTAATGATATGAGAATAGTTTTGGTAAAACTTAGGAGCCCATTTTTTTCCTTGTTCAAAACCTTTATCTCCCTTTAAGAATCGGCTTGAAAAGTCACAAAGAATGCTTACGGGATCAGTTGGCAATGCTCCTGCACCATCATTCAAAAGTTTACATACTTTAGGAGAAATGACTTCAGAAACAGTCGCTTGATATTCTTTATCTCCATCTTGGAATCGAACAACATCATTTACACGCAATTGGTGGTCTTTAGGGAAAGTAGCAACTCCACTTGCGATAGTAACCCCATCAATTGTGTTCATTAATCGACTCATTTCTCCATGCTGAACAAGGTCAGAAGCGTATGTTTTGTGAGTCCCTCCTGCGACAGCACGTAAGAAGCCTGTAATGTTTCCTTTTCCATTTGCAAAGTTTAATTCCTTCAATAAATCAGGTTGATAAACAGTTGCATAATCATACTTGGTCATAAAGTTTTCAGGTAACTTTCTCCAAGATGCATCTGGCTCAGTAATAACTGCTAAGCCACTTAAATTGGTATCTTTTAATTCAAAAGCCATTTTATAATAAATTAAATTTCATTAATTCCTACTATTTTAATTCCTGGCTTTTCTTGACTTGACAAATTATTTGATTGAGTTTGGTAGTTAACGTTACCACGTTGTTTCATTACTTCTTCGATTGCTTCAGCTCTTGCTTTGTGAACTAAAGAAGAAATTACTGTTTCTCTGTTTTTTGGATTTAACCAAAAAGCATCCTCAGCGAACTGCTTATGATTAAAACCTTGTTCACTTTGGTAATTATCTTGAACATACTTCCCTAAATCAGAAACTATTGACACAGCACTGCTCCTGTCGTTATCTGAATAGTTATAGTCATAGTTCAATTCTTTTTGCTCTCCGTTTTCATCAATCACAACTTTAAATGAAGTCGCTGTAACACTGTTCACAGCTTCTTGGACCATTTGGTTATGTTTGACTAAACTTTGTTGAGCAATTTCAAAATCAGACTTTTTCATAAATGTGCCGTTGGCCAATTGCACATAGTCATCTTGATTTGTATTTTGGTTCTGCGGAACTTCTGGTTTAGGTAATGGTTGTTTGAATTTGGCTTGTTCTTCTAAACGTGCATCTTTAATCGATTTGCCGTATTTGGCTAACTCAATTAAATCGTTTGTAGTCAAACTATCCATATCCTCGATACCTAGTTTACTTTGTAGATAATCGTTGATTTGGTCATTGTCCAACTTCATTCCTGTTTCTTTAAGAACTTGCGCTCTCGCAAATTCAATAGGTGAAACTTCATCTAAATTGGTGTGTAATTTTTCGTAATCAGAACGTGAACGACCTGTTTCTCTTGTATATTTATAAAAAGCTTTATCTGCTTCACTCATTACATCTTCCCAAGGATTAACTTCTTTCGTTTCAATTACCTTTTCGGGTTCTTTAAACAAGTCCTCAATAGAATTTACTTCTCGTCCTTTTTCCTTAAAGTAATTCAAAACAGTTGTTTCGTCAACTACATTGGTTGCTGTAGTTTCTTCTCCTGCTGGTGGTGTTCCATTTACATCAGGTAAATCTTTTGTATTATTTTCTTCTTCCATAGCAATTTTAATAATAGATTTTTCCTATCGTTAGACTCAAAGATAATAAATAAAATCTATTATAAATGAAACTTTGATAAATTTTATTTATAGTGATTTTTATTCCTCAAGCCAGCCATTTGTTTCAAAATCAATAGGCGCTAGATTATTTTTTCGTTGATTGGCGATTTCGCTTTGTTGCGTTGCTTGTATTCTAGTTCGTTCATCTTTTTTAGATTCTTTGTAAGCTTCCAAACTTTCTTTTCCCTTAGCAGCAATTTGAGCTAAATACACTTCTTGTTGAAACTTTTCATCTTCTTTTGGTTTGTTAATCTGATTCAAAGCTTGTTGTTTCATTAAATCAATTTGAGCCATTTCAGAAGCGAACTGCAAATCGATTTGTTTTTTGAACTGATAAGCTTCTGTATCTGCTTGAACTTTTGCTTGAGCGGCCATTGCATCATTTTGAGATTTAACTTGAAGCATACGCTCATTTTCTTCTGCTCTCATTTGCATATTCTTTCTTCTTCGGTAAGCCAAGTATTGTTTTGCTAGTTTAGGATTGGTCTTGAAAATATTCATAGCTTCTGATTTTTCTTCAACTGATATAGATCCTTCTTTTAAAGCTATGTTCATATCTTCTCTAAACTCTTGCATCGCTTCCATAGCTGGTACAATATTGAAAGTAAATCCGAACTCGTGAAGATGTCTATTTTTCAATACTGATAAGTGATCGTTGAAATGCTTTGATATTACATTGTCATACAACTTTCTAATACTTGAAGCTTCAGAGTAATTGTAAATAGATTGGATGCGTGTTGATATCAATTCGCTTAGTTTTAAACGGAATCTAACCCAAGTATCAACGATATCTTTTGTTGCGCGATTACCTGCCAACCTGTTCATCTCAGAAACACCAACTAGAGCATTTGCGTCAATGGATCCATCAACAGCCGGATTAATACCAGTATTTTCTCTGATCAAATTGTAGTCATTTGCCCAACTATTTAATAAAGTTGTAATTTGATTGCCTTGCCCAGCTGGTTTTACGTTTACAGCCCCAGTGTCTTTAATCCCATATTCTCCAGCATCAATTCTCTTTCTAAGTACAATACTTTTAGTTTCGAATAAATCAAATGCTTCTTGCCAAGCGGCTCTTTTAGTCCCTCCTTCACTTGGCAAATTAGCTAACGCATCTAAATCAATTTCGATTACATCCGATCTCAACTCATTTAATAATTGCTTAATTTTTAAAGCTGTAAGCTGCATTCCATCAGCAATAACTTCTATCTCATCAGTAAACGCATATAGTACATTATTTCTAATATCTAAAGCGTGAGTTAAGAATGGAGACATCGCTTTGTTCATTACATCATCGTATAGATTCTCACATTCTTTCCACTCATATAAGTAGTCTGAACCAATAACGTAATTCCCTTCAAACCAAGTGTCAAATGTTTTTTCTAAAACGCCTGTATCAATATGGTCAGGAGCTATAAAATCATCATTACGCTTTGATAATTTTACAACTTCACCTTGTCTTTTTTTCTGTTTGTATTTGATGGTTTTTACCGTTTTCCAAGCGAAACGAAGTACGTCAACTTTATGGCCTTGCAACTTATCGTAGTTTTCTGCAGGAGTTAATCCTTGGCTCCAAGTATATCCGTATCCAAGTGCGATTTTTCTTGCTTGTTCAAGTCCTAATCCACTTTCACGAATCAAGTCTGAAACAGTTATTGTATCAACAACTCCCTCATAAAACTTATCATCGAAATTATTTTTCTTGACAAAGGAGTGCACGTAGTTTTCGGGGTCCACATAAGCTACTTTTACACCATCACTTTTATCAGTATAAACGCGAGTAACCATTATTCCGCAATTGACTAAATCAGCACGGAGTTGAGCGTCCAATTCCAGCCAATCATTCGTTTTCAAAATCCAATCGATAAGGAGTTCTTCAGCAATCTCAATCTTTGGGCGATCTTTAATCGCGATAAACAATTCAAGCTCTTCTTCGTCTTCAGGGACGAATGAATTAGGCATTAGATTAATACCAAGCTCTTTTAAAGTATTGTTTAGCATTAATTTACTCACCATACACTTACGGTAATTGTCCATCTTTTCCTCATTCATTTTGACTGTTATTTTATCAGTCGAACGAATATCAAGCGAATAATTTTCTGGACTCATTCCGTTTATTACAATGTTGCAAAATTTACGTGCGATGTTGATATATCGGAAGTCAATATTCAAATACTTCAAGCTGTTTTTATTACTAGCAATAAGATTTTTAAATTGATTTACATCTTTCTCGCCACGGACAAACTTTCGCTTATTTATAATGTAATCTCGTCTAGTATTGAAAGCACAAGAACCGCTGCCTATTACACCACCACCAAACCATTGGCTAGCTATAAATCGAGCGATATTAAGTCCGTACTCTTTATCTTTCTTTTGCTCAAATGGAACAAAAGGATCTATTGGTTTTAAATTGTTGTCTTGTTTCATATCGCTTTAGAAATGTATCCAGTGTTATCGTATGTTTGAAATGGGTTTATATCGAGTGGTTTTTCGGGCTCTTCTTCTTTTATTACTCTTCTATTTCCAATTATTGATAAAGAAGAAGAAATGTAGGCATCGAATCGAGTTCTGTTATCAGGATCGGTTTCTTTCCATTGTGTAAGAGTTCTATTAAACGGCATATTTCCCATTTCCCCTATAGGTCTGTTATTGGTTGTTCTGGCGACTCCGATACTATCCTCTATGTAAGATAGTATCACATAAAACTGGGTATCTCTTATTTTTGAACCTTGAGGGTTTACTCCTCCAAATTCCTTCTCTTGCTCGCTTAATTCTTTCCACAATTTTTTATGAGGGTCGTTTAAAATAAACCAGCGATATTTCCTTTCAACCAAATACCTAAGAAAGTTTTCATTAGCAGCTTCAGGAAGTATAGGAACTCCCCAATAAACCATAGCCATAATAACATCCTCAAAAAACAATTCTACTTTCTTTGGCCGGAATAAATACTCCATTATAAAGGTATTGTTGGGGAAATATGGATTGTCTTTAGTATGTAAGTGCATTGCGCCATCTGAACCTCTACCATCAACAGTTTTACTTCTATTGAATGGGTCAACTCCAATACATCCTAAATGCTCATTAGCCGGAGCAAAAGCGGAAATACCATGTTTGCTTCTTTGTATTTTTTTATTTCTAATATCAGCAGGAGGATGACAACCGTTTAAAACCCAGAATCTACCATTTATAGGATCAGGAGTCCAAATAACTTCACCATCTTTTATTCCGTTTTTCCAGCTTAAATTACCTCGTTCAATAGCATCATTTCCATTTTCATTATCACCTAATTCTTCTTCATTATGTTCGATTTGTTCAGTAAGATGGACAACATTAAACGCGCAATCACTACTTTCATCTCGGAAAGCATCCGCAGGAGTATCAGGAAATTGACGTTTAAATTCATATTCTTTTTCAGGATCTCCTTTTAATGATTCTACTTCTTGCTTTAGAAAAGTATCAGCGCCAATTGAAACCTTTTTTCCAAGGTCGTTTGTGATTGGCTCTTTTGGATCTTCAACGATACTAAATCCGTACTCATCAAAGAAACCCTCTAAACAGTATTTAGCAGCAATGAATATTCGATACAGTCCTGACTTGGTTTGCCCGTTCTTGTTTCGGTTCGCTATATTGCTGTCATCCCAAATTTTCTTGAATCCTGCACCACCTTTTTTCATTGCGTTTACAGTAGAAACAACCATTGACTTACCAACGATATTACTACCTAAACGGTGGGCGGTTTTTACAATTTGCCAATATTCATCAAATGGTACTTCTTTAGGGTATTTTCCTGATTCATCCAGAAGTGAACGGAATATTTCCTCACCATCCATCGCGTTCATTTCGGTATTATGCCAGGAGATAGAAGTGTCAAGTCCTTGGCCTTCCTCTACTGTTTCGCCTTGTTTTCGCTTTTTGGTTTGCTCAGTAAATACAAGTTCAGTCTTTGGGGTATTGGTACCATCTGTTTCGGGTTTAAAGAAAGGAGGGTATCGTTTAAAGGCACGAACTAAACGATTGAATATCTTTTTAGCATCATTACCTTTCTTTGATATCATTCCAAGAATTTTATTTTCATGGATAGAACCACTTTCAAGCATTTCGTTATTACCTAGTGCAGAGGCTCCGAAACGTCTGTTCTTTACATACTGCATTCCATAGCAGCGTTCATCAGCTTTACAAGCTTCCCAAAAGATCATTAATTCATTTTGGATGATACGAAGCTTTGGATAGTCTGACCCCTCACGGAACCATTGTAAGAAATGCCAATAGGTACCAGTCATATAAACTGGTTTACCATTTAAGTAAATCCAAATACCCTCATCACGATACTTGAATTGTCTTTCTACAAATTCAGAAAACTTTGCATCCCAGCAATTCTCAGCATTCATTCCTTTGGGCAATTCTTCTCTTACCCATTTTTGAAGCTTTTGAGGTTTATCGAAATTGATTATTTCTTTTTTATCGGGTATTTGAGGTAACCCAATTGGAATGCCGTAAACGTCATATATTTCGCCTAGTGTACCATCTTTAGAGATAATGACGATATTTAAAATAGGGTTGTATCCGTATTCCCAAGACTTTGTTTTGTTCTTGGCAATTCGGAGTTTTTCATCAACTCTATCTTCAATCTTAGTACCTAAGTAATACATTCCTATTTAAGTATTTAAACTTCAATAGGCTTTTTGTTTTGACAGTTATTTCTTAGTGTGTCTTTTTAAAGGGTTTTTATTGGCTGGTGAGGATTTTACTTCATCTTCATTTTCTACAACATCCCAAAACGTAGGATCGTGTAATTCTCTTTCTAATTCATTAATCTTCCCAAGTATTCCATCTGCTCTATCTAAAGCAGCATCTCGTACACCTAAGAAAGAATACAATTGTTGCTCTGCAGTTTTTATTATATCGCCGTCTTTATCTGTAATATCAGAGAAAGTGGGAAGTGGTTTAGACACTGCATCAAAAGTATCATCTACTAATTTTTGATACTTCTCAATAAGTGTAGGAATTTCTTTTTTTCGTTTCTCTTGTAATTTTCCGTTATCCATATTATCCAACTTTAGCTAAACAATCTTTCGTTCGAATCCAAGTATATTCTTTGCCATCAATATAAACATCAACTCCGTAGTAATCGTTGTAACGAATGGTGTCGCCTTTGATTACTTCATCCCTAAGCAAATCAGCATTTGGAATTTGCACAACGGCAACTCCTTTGATTTCTTTCGGTCTGGCGATTTCAGTAATAATTAATCCTGATTTATTTTCTTCTCCTGAGTCCATAACCTTAGAAACAATTAGATTTTCTCCAAAACCAATCCATTCGCTTTGACTATCTTTTCTAACCGCAATTATCATATTTGCTTGAACTTTAAAAAATCCCTTGTGTCCTGAAATTTCATTGTTCGCTCCTTTACCATGATCATAAAGATTTTGAAAGTAAATAGTTGGATCAATAAAGGCCTGATAACCTACAATATCCTCGCCCTCATAATTAAGAGGCATTGCTTTAATTTCAACTTCGCGTTGTGCCAATCGCTTTTGAAGAAAACGATTATCTCCAAAAAGCTCTAAACCACTTTCTGTTTTGAAAGTTTCATTAAAAACAACATCAGTATAAACAATAAAGTCATGTAGTGATTTCATAGATAAAAACTATTATGAATTGATTCAAAGATAGAAAAAATTTATACAATTATTACACATTCGATATGTAATGATTATATAAAAAATCTTTTTAAAGACTTCCTAAAGACATATACACCAACTGAAATAATTGCCAAGAGTATAATTATTGGCCACCAACTAAATTGCTTTCGGTCAATATGTTTGTCTTTTTCTTGACTTTTGTCTTTTTCAGATTGGTCTATATCTGTTTCGGTCTGTTTTGATTTTTCTTCTAGAGTTTCCTTTTTCTGTTCTTTCTTTTCGGTAGAAGGATTGTAGATTTTCCTTTTTCCTGCTTCTTCAATGATAGAATCAGCTCGAAAGTTTTCAGTGTAGATGTATTCGGAAAGGCTTTTTCGTTCGTTTTCAAGCTCTTTAATCTTTACAGAAAGATTAGTTTCAATATCATTAATACGCTTGTGTAAATCAACTTTACGCGATCCACAACCAATAACAATAAATGATAATAGGACGATTAAATACTTCATAACTATTGATTTTTATCCCATTTAATTAACCAATTCGAAACTATTTCAACCAAACAATCTTCATTTTCGTGAAATGCTTTCATGTCTCCAAGATTCGTTATAAATCCAAACTCAATCAGAACTGTAATTCCTCCTTTGGATAATATCCCGATTTTACCTCTTGCAGTTTGAGATTCTCTTCTAACACCTCTATTAGGGATCCCCATTGCTTTAGAACAGTTATCTACTAATTCTTGTGCAGCTATTAAGGTTTCAGAGCTTGCATTGTCATGAACAAATACTCCGCATCCTGAAGCTGTTGGCCCTGCTGCATCTAAATGCATATCAAGCAGAACATCTCCTTTTACAGGTCGGATTCTAGATTGATATTGAGTATTAGTTTCGTGATTTTGGTCAGTAATATATTTGTGACCTAATAGTTCAAGTCTTTTGATAAGTTTATTTCTAAACCTATCCATTTCTTTCATTTCAATAAATCCATTCGCGACTGCTCCTGGATCATTGTCGTGATGCCCAGCACTAGGGTAAGACATTTCGTTTGCCATTTCAATTCAGTTTAAGGTGAAAAGGCTTTTTGTATTTTGACAGTTATTCTTCTTTATTTTTACTATCGAAGAATGCTTTTAAATCACCATTCTTCTCGAAGTCATAAAGTTTTTTCATTATAAATTCAGGAGGATATTTTCCCCTACTTAAAATGTGGATGTTTTTTAAAACTTTAGATGTTGGATATAACAATGTTGTTATTTGAATTAACACCTTAAAAGCTTCTCCTACTAGATTATCTCCAGCTGTGTATCTTAGCATTTCCAACATTATATAGACTACAGATACTGCTAGTATCATGAAAGCATTTCTAACTAAGAAATCCCACCAACTAAAGCTTTTATTTCTCAAATGAAATACTACACCAACCCCCATATTAACAGCTAATGCAATAATCATAAATTGACCAAACTGTTGATTTTCTGTAAACCACCAATTTATTTGACTTAAAATAAAGGCGACTGGGGCTAATCTAGTGATTATAGACAGATAGTATTCTAATCTATCCGACCATTTAACGCAGGGCTCTGACAGTAATGCAATTCTAGTAAGGATTTGTTGTAGGCTCATTACTCCATGTTTTGAAATTCTCCAGTCATTGGATTGATATTTACCCTTCCATATGTTTGTGTTAACTCATTGATCAGCTTTTGTCTTTCAAAAATAACTTCTGAATTGGAACCATCTAAAACACTTTTCGCTTGTTTAAGTTCAAACTCACGTTGATATAATTCAGCAGCTTGCTGATTAATTTGTTCAAACTTCTGATTCGATTCTTGAAGTTTTGCTAAATGCAAGGAAGAAATCTTGTTTACTTTTTCTTCAACTGATTGCTCTACTGGTGTTTGTTTTTCTTTGTTCATTTTATTATTTAAATTAAAGGTTGTTTTCTGAAAATTCCTGACCTAGCTTCTCCAATGTAAATCTCCAATACTGGTAAATCGTCAATGTTCATTAGGCCATAATCAATTGTTATTTTGTTTTGTCTAAAAGCTTCAAATGATAGTTTTTGATCTGGTTGTATTAAGTTTTCAAAATATCGAATGCAGTTAGTGCCTGTAATACTTTGAATGTGAATTTTAGCAGGATATTCACCACTTAAAAATGTCTCGAAAAAATCAATAACCTCTTGACTATTTGTTGTTAGTGTTGAATTGTTCACACTATAATTCAAAGCATTTGCAAGGTCTTGGTGATTGATGTATTGCGTTCGTTCTAGGTTGAAAATATCTAGTTGGGCGAGGATATTAAAATTCAAAACTATATGTCCTATAGGTCCATAGTCTGTCGCTTCTGCATACATGTAATAGAATCGCTGCCTTGTATCTTCTGTAAATAAAACACCGTCATCAGACCATAATAAATCAACGTATCCCAAACGTGTTTCATATTGCCCAGCTCCACCACCATAACTAAACCCAATTTGGTTGTTTTCAAGATTTTCTCTTTTAATTACATCACCAACAATCAGGTTGAAATTAGGATGAGAAGCATAATCACTACTTCTAACATTCATATTGTTTATTTCGGCAATTTTCAGGGCCTTAAATTCTCTCCCTTGATTTGGTTTATAAGGAGGGAAAGTGTCCGTAGTTACATCATTCAAAGTAAGGTTATACCCTTTAGAGACATCATTTACAATACTAGTTAATTGGTTATCGTGGCTAATATCCTTATCCGCCCAAGTGATAACATTGCTGCCGGTTCTTATACTTGAACTAGATGTATTTCTAACTGCTATCAATTTCAATTCTGCCATATTATAAACCTGAATATTGACCACTTCCGACATCAGCGACATCGAATGTGATAGTTGTTGCAATTCCTTCTGCTGTACCTGGAGGATAGAAAGCTTTTAATTCTCCTGTTTCTAAATTCGTTGCGAAAAACTCTTGATTATTTTGAATTCTAACTCCATTGTATGTAATGATAGCTGGACCTACAATGCGAGGTGTTATTACTTTCAATGGCGCATCACCTTCAGGATCTCCATAAGGTGGTGTTGTATCCACAGTAAATACATTTATGTTTAAGGGGACGAGCATACCAATCGGGCATTCTATGGTGTTATTTCCGATTGAATTTGGTGGTAGATTTGTTCCTGATACAACATCGATAAACAACTTGGCAGATTCGTTAATGTAATCTGAAGTAATATTTTCTACACTGTTAAATGCAGATGCTGTGTATTCTACGTAATCACTTCCAATGGCATTACCTTTTACTTTGAAAAGGTTTCCATCTAAAGTGGTTTTGCTGATTTCTCCATTTTGCACTGAGTTACTCACATAACGAATAACTTGACCATTATTGGTCAATGTTGCTATTGTTGCTGTACCAGATGGACGCAAAATGTTATCCACATTTATTCCTGGTCCAAGTACTTTAATTCCCGCAATAGGCCGACCAAATTCATGGCGATAACTTGGAGTAGAATTCGATAATTCTACTCTCGTTATATTGACTGTTTGCCCAACTACAACACGTATTCTAACGTCTCCAATTCGTTCAGGAGGTATATTCGAATTTGTTGCAACTATTTTAAGTTCTGACATAATTTACCTTTTAAAACATCCAAGGATTGAAATAAGCAACTCTCTCGTTGACAGAATAACCAAATACTCGGTTTACGCTACTTGTTGCATTATGGGCCATTAAAGCACCTTTATTAAACGTATGGAATATCTTTCCGTTGTTTATTTCATAAACTAAAGCTTCTAATTCTTTAGATATATGTCCAGAATAATATCCTTTAAGTAATATTGATTTCATATCACCTAGTAAAATACCTAATACTGCTGTATTTCCAACATTTAGCTGTTCTGAGTTAGAAGTATCATTCCATTTTCGCCACTGACCGTCGTTACCTAAATAAACAACAGTAGGTTCAGATACATTTAATATTTTTTGACTGCTTAATATCTCTCCAGAACCTGAACCGTAGTCAGAATTACTTAATTGTCCATGAGCTTTTTCTTCATTAAACACACTTATTCCAGAACCATATTTGGAAACCCAATCTTCAGAACCTGTTCCAGAACCACCACCACTAATATTTTCTTGAATAAATTTCCAATTCGGAATATCCATGTCGCCAAATGAATGTTGTGTTTTATATGATTGAACATTCGAAAATTCTCCTTTACCGTCTGAAAACATCTCATACGCATTGCTACGTATAGAAGCTGACTTTCCATTTCCAATGATAAATAGTGGCGAATAATTATTGATTGTATTAGTTGTAGTGCTTAAAATAGGATCGTTATAACGTCCAGTTACAGTGCATCCGCGTTGGTTGTTTTGTAAAAAAGGACCTATTACGACTCCTTCCATTGCTGTATTTACAGAATATGGGCCTAAAGCTAAACCATACGTACCAGTATTAGCACTAAGCTCCCCAATAGCTAAACCAGAATTCCCATCTGAATTAGCAGCTGTACCAATGCCTATTGCGTTGTATTTTGTTGCTCCACTACCTCTACCAATTGCAATTGCTCCATCACGAGTAGCAAGTGAATCATAATTTCTAATTCTTAAACCTCCTTGTGGTGTATGCTCCCAAATAGAATCAGCTCCTTGGGCTATTTTTAATACAACATAATCGGATATTACTTTAGCTGTGACTGTTCTACTAACTGTAGCAGTACCTGTATTTAAATCTGCTAATGTAATCGCAGGATATGTAGTGTTTGTCGCTGATATTACATTATTTGCACTGATTTGAATATTGGTACCAGCTGTTAAGGTTTGAGTAGAAAAACCTTGAGCGGCTACCCAATCTCTATCGGCAAACATTTTCCAAGAGTTCTCAGTATTTTCCCCATCAAAAGTTTTGTACCATAGTAAATCTTGACCTGATGCTTTATGTATATGAAAACCAGTTTGATTTGTATTATTAGATACTCGTTCCCAACGTATACCACCACCTACTGTACCATAAGGATACCCTATGTTACCTGCTAATGTTCTATATGCTAATAATCCTGTATCTTTCAATCGAGAAGTAGAATCTTGATAATCTCTTAAAGCTAATGAATCTAGTCTTATATTATTACCATCACTGATACTAATACTCCCCATAGAATTACCTAAAGTTAATGTTTGAATTTGGTTAGGTAAATTACCTGTATGATATACTTCTTTCCAATTTGTATAACCACCGTTATGTTTAGTTCTTATAGCTAATCTCCCGCCATCATTAGTATTATGGCCAATTTCATAATGCATTTGTAATGCCATATTGGAAGATGTACCTTGAAAATGTATTAATCCACCATAACCAAAAAAAGCTCCATTAGTTAACCAACCGCCTGTACCATAAGAAGCAACCATACCACCTGTTTTGTCATTAAACCAAGTATTTGCATCCGCACTAGTACCACCAACTGCTCTTGATGATAAATTATCAAAGTTCCAAAATTTACTTTTTGCCCAATTATTTAAAACTTTCGCATTCCATAATTGATTAACTGTTGATGTTCCTTCGTTAATTATTAAATCGTTACCTGCAGTATAGGTTGTGTCTGTTGTAACATATCCTTGGTCGTTTTGAAGTTGTGAAAGTTTTGTTAGATTTCTACTATGCCAAATTCTATTCCATGTAGAACCATTAGTATCATTATTAACTCTAAAATACATTTCATTACCATCTAGAGTATTGTATATTTGACTAATGTAATTTATACTACCTGATTGAAAATATCTCTGAGATAAAAAACCACCTTGGTTAGTTGGTTTATTTGTCGACCCTGAGTGAACGTATGCCTCATATGAACCGATTAGATTATCATTTAAATTATGCGAACTTGATGATAAACTTAGTGTTGCTTTTGGGTTATATACTAGATATAATCCCGCGTGATCTCCTCTGTCATAAGCTTGTTTCCATTGACTTGAATCACCGTGGATTGAACTTCTAATGAAACCATCTCCAGAAAATACTGTTTGGTTATCTGTAATTTGACAACCTAATGGTCTTATAACAACTCCTACAGTTGATGAAGAACCTAAAGAATTATTTGCTAATATAGTTCCATGTTGTCCTTTAGATAAGAAAGTAACACCACTGTTGTTAATCATCTGAGTAGCAGTTGAGAAGTCTAATACTCCAGACATTGTATCTCCAATCTTCTTTACAAATGTATTATCATCTGTAAAGACAACACTAGCATTTGCAAGATCCGATTTTAGTATATATCTAAATCCTGGAGTTCCATTCATTGAAACGGGAGCCATGAATACTGTGCCTTGTAATTGGTTTTTTAAAGACACAACCAAACTGCGATTGTTATAATCTAAGCTTTCAGTATTCAGGTTAAATATAGACGGAAATGCGATTGATAAGCCAGGGATATATGACTCCTTACTTGCTGTACTAATTGTACCAAGTTCACGTTTAAATAAATTGCCATCAGTTTGTACAATAGCAGAAAGACTACTATTTGAAATTGGCAAATTCTCAATAGTAGCTGTACCTTCTATTACTACATTATCGCCTATTTTCATCTATTAACCTTTTGGAATGATTACTACCTTAACTTTATTTAAACCTGGAGGTCTTCCAAATGATACCAAAATTTGAGTATTACTAATAATTTGATAATCTACTAAGTATTTTATTTTAGCAGGCATTTCAAAAAAATCTGCAATTAAATCTTCTGTATTAAGTCCGTGTTCAATTGTAAACTTGTTATTTGTTGTGTCTCCAAAAACAACAACATATCCCTTATTTGCAGAAGCATCTACAACCGCTTTCACCTTTTCAGGCGTCATCATTGTAGTATTATCTTCACCTGCCAAAGCCTCTGCTGTAGTTGAAATCCTAGCAATACCTGTACGTGTTTCAGTAGCAGTTCTTGCAGATAATCCAGCAGGAGTAATTGCCTTATTGTTATTATTTCCTGCTTGAACTTCTGCATTTGTTGCAAGCATAACCATACCAAGAATGGTAGTTGTTGCTTGATCTGCATTAGTTTGCAAGAAGATATAATCATTCGCGTTAGTATTGCTTGGATTGTCTTTGTTGGCTACGATTACATCACCAACTTGAAAAGGCACACCTTGAATAGAACCTGCTACCGTTACATACCAAAAATCAGCTTTCTTAGTATTTGCTCCACCTGGGAAATTTGTATTTGTAGCAGCATCATAACCGCCTATCAATTTACCTAATCCAGCAATTGAAGCATCAACATAAGCCTTTACAGCCCCACTTGTTACAAGTGAAGTTCCATTGGCACCTGATAAGTCATTTGCATTTATAATTGGAATAGCAGAAGATACCCCAGTTCCTGTAGCAGCTCGTCCAATTACAGTCATTGTTGGAATATCATTTATCTTCGCAAATGTGACATTCTTGTCTGTAATTTTAACCGTGGTTACAGCGCTATTAGCCAATTTAGCAGTCGTAACACCTAAGTCTTTAAGTCTAACAACACCACCACCGATTTCGATACCTGCATTATCTAAATTTAGGTTGATTGTTGCTACACCATCAGCTTGAGCAACATTGATACCTCCGTCTGTGTTTTCTACTTTGTCTAGTGTGCCTAGTTTTACCCATTTGGTTCCCTCCCAATACTTAACTGCTTTTTCAGTAGTATTGTAATATATTTGGCTCTCAACAGGATTAGCTGGTGGTTGAGGGCGAGGATCTAGCGGCACATTAATTATTGCATGCTGATCTAAATTTAATACGTCTCCTATTCTCATTCTTACTTGATTAATACAATTCCAGTTTGAGGCCTTCCGAACTTGACAATTATTGTATTTAAATCTTCTTCGTAATGTATAGTGGTTAAAACTTTTTCTGTTCCAATGATAGGGATTGCTTCTACGTATCGACCAAGGTTATGAGGTATAACTACCTCTGAAAGATTGCTAAACTGATACGTCTTTCCTCCTACGTCTTTTACTGTAGCGAACTTATCAACTCCATTTTCTCCATCATTAATCAAATCAGAAGTTTTCTTTGGCACTTCAAAGTCAATTTCAACTTCTTGCTTAATTACTTCTGATAAACTCTTGACAGAAAAGGTCTTGGTTTGAAGAACTTTTTTATTAGCAGCATCAGTACCAATAAGATAGTCCTCAATCGTTACATTGTAATCCTCTGGGTAAACATCCTTATTACTAATCTTTGCCATTATAAATAAAATCTATCGTAATCAATTCAAAGATAGAAAAAAATTATACAATTGTCATATATTTGTTACGTAATGATTACACAAAACAGAAAAAAAACACCATGAGCAAGAGAATAGAATTGATGATCAAACTTCCTCCATTGGCTAAAAAAAGAATGGAAAACGACAAAACGAAAATTGTTGAGGCATTTTTTAAAGGGAATGAAGCAGAAGCCTATACGAAATTACAATTCGCTAGGATATACAAAGGGTATGATTTACTTGAGGACTTTGGATATGTTCGACATGCTATTCAAAGAAAGTACGATATCAGCGTAACGCTACTTGAAACTATCTTATACTTGGTTCCGAAAAACTACTTCATGGTGGATGACCTAAGAGAAATTACTCAAATTCGCTACACCTATAAAAAAGTTGATACTTTAATCCGATTGGGGTATGTAACTCGCGCAGCTAAGGGAGGAAATAAAAATGAACACCTTTATACAGCAACAGCCAAAGCACGTCAAATTTGCCAAGAAATGCACGAAATGTTAGCAGGGGAGATTCCTATTCCAGAAGAACTTTATAACACAAAAGAAGCTTCTAAAAGCGATTTAATAAAGGCTGAAATCATTAAAAAATTAAATAAAAAAGAAAAGCCCAAAACAGTGAAATTGCTTTGGGCTAGGAAAGCTTAATAGTGTATTCTACTGGCTTCATAAGACAATGAAATTTATCATTAATAACTAACTCTTGTCTATAGTTTTCATTGTTTTTATCCTTGAAATAAAAAACAATTTTACCTAATTTATTTTTTGACACCAAATTTCTTGATTTTATATCTGATAACTCAAAATCAATAGAGTGCCTAGTACTAAATAAAGTATGATCTATTTCGATTTCTATTAAAATAGTTGTTCCTACATTAACAATAGTGTTTTCATATATTAGATTAGAAATTATTCTATAATCATTATGTAAATCAGTATCAAACTTGAAGTCTATTAGCAAATTATCTTCTACTTCTAGTTTTATTTCAGTTCGATAAACATTTCTAAAATTATTTGACATCATACCTGAAAAGTCAACTAACTTTAAAAAAGGTTTATTGTTATCTCTGAATTTTTTAATCTCAAGATTTGTTATCTTCTGCTGCTCAACTAATGTTTTATTTTGAGCCTTTAAAGTTCTCCATAAAAATACAATAGATACTATTGCGCCTAAGCTACTTATTGCTTGAATCCAATTAGGAACTATTTTCCAATCAATTTCACACATAGGATAAAATTATGAAGACACTGTGTTGATTACTGCTTCTTCTGGTGTTCTACCTATTTCATTCAAAAATAAACAATGAACACCACCTATATTAGTAGTCATCTGAACAGCTACTGATACTTGAAAAGGTTTGTCATCTCTATAACTAATTCCTTCTAATATACATTTTCTTACTTTATTATTTCCAAAACAAACATAATACGTTTCCCCAATAACTAAATCAAAAGTTTTTCTTAAACTAATATGTATAGGTTTTACATCTTTACTAACTTTAATTATTTTATGCATGTTATATATTTTTATACACGCAAGATAATCAAAAATAATAAAAGGTAAATCTAATTTGAATTAGTGTAAAAGTTAGGTTATTCTATTCCATTTTGAATAATCTAACTTATTAAAAAAATATTTATCTTTGATATGTAGTTACTGGTTTTCCATAAATAAGATAAGTTGCTAAAAATCAGTAAAAAAAAAGCACCAGACTTCGAAATATGGTGCTTAAAATTCCAATATAAATGGAGAAGTTTTTATTATTATTAACTGTCGTGCTCAAGGAGCATGGGCAGAAAGGAACATTAGTGCCGTTCCTCTTAGGTTTTAGTTTTGCACTTCTTGTTGTTGTATATATGTTTATCAAAACACTATAAAAAACAACTATTTAAAAGTCAGTAGTTAGAGCTGCTGGCTTTTATCCTTCCATGTGTTTACAAAAGTACAAACTTTTTTGTAAATTATCAAATTTTATAATTTGATAATTTTTAATTTTTTTTACAAAACAAACTCAACATCATCTTTTTCTCTCAAAACAAGATGTTCAATACCATCAATTACCATTTGTAATCCATCCGAATATTTAAACTTTCGTACGCAATCACCTGATTTAATATACTTCACTTTTACGCCAACTTCAACTACTTTGTATTCATTTTCGCTTTGGTAGTTTGTAGGTAAGATTAAGCCACTTTCTGTTTGCTTTTCTTCTACTATGCGAGTGCATAAAATTCTATCTCCTAATAGCTGCATAGTTTACTTTTTAATATTTATTAATCTAATAGTCATCTCGTTTACATCTACCTCTAAAATAGAATCATTTGCTTTGATATCATATTCAATCGAAAGTCTTTTTAAAATTCTATTAAATAAGTATTTTTGAGAATAACCTTTATCAAAATCTTCATCAATAATATATTCAAGTCCTACATTAGTATATCCTCTTTTATGATAATAAACATCTTCAATTCGATGTTTAGGAACAACTCTAATAAATCCTCTAGTAAATAGAGTTTGGACAGCATGATTGACTAAACGAGAGGTCCTACCCGTTCTACGTTTGGTATGTTTTGTATCTGTATCCACATTCAAAAAGTAAAAGAGGTCTTTAGTCCATTTAGCATCTGACAAAGCGTTGTGGCAATTAATCTCTTTTGGATATCCACCATATTTTTTCAAATCAATTGGAGTCATTTTTTGAATTTCCTCCTTAATTTGATTCACATCTATTGTATACATAGGAAAACCCTTTGGTAAGTCTTTCATTAGACCAAACAACCAACAAAAAACAACATGATCATAAGCCGAGTAATAGCCATATAGTTCTGGCTTTGTAATCGAACCTAAAAAACCAATTATCTCACCAGCTATCTGCTTATTTGATTTGCCGTATTTATCCAATAGTTTTCTAAACCACTTCTTGTTTTTTGACCAAGTTTCATGCGATTTAAAAACCTCAAGAGTAACTTCTTTTCCTTTATAAAGCCATTCATCTTTAAAATGGATATCGTGGAACTCGCGCATAGCTAACTCAAAGAAAATAGGCATTAGTACGTTTTCTCGAATCCAATATACTTTTGTTATTATACCCTCTGGAAAATAGTTTCTCATATCTCCATAAGTAGGTACTAGCTTTTCATCATACCTGTTCCAAGCCTCATCTAGATTAAAATCTTTAGAAATAGCATAATACTCTCGGTTATCTTCTGAAACAATTCCAATTGAAATTAAATCGATGGTCGGTTTTGTTTTGCCAATAGGAAAACCTAAGAAACGTTTCGTTTGTGGGCCTTCTAAAAATTCGGTGTCATAAAAATATTTCATACAATTATATTTTTTTCTGCTGTTATTTCGTAATCATGGTATATATCGTATTTCTCTCCTTGTTTAATTCCATACATCACCTCTTTATTTCCTACAATGATATACGCAACTAATCGAGGTAATTGGTCAGGATCTGTTCTTAAATAAACAGTTTGCTTTATCTCAAATTCTATTTCAGTGACTATCGTTTTTGACATAGCAGTATATTTTACTTAACAATCTGCGCAAACTCGCCTTGTTTCCAAAAGCAAATAATACCAGAAGGACTTGTTACTGTATCTTCATCCGGATTATACTGCAATCGAGGAACGTTGGTTACGTTTACTTCTTTGCCCAATTTCAAACAGTGAATTGCTTTGGCTTTAGCAAAGTGTTTTTCTATTTTCTTTAAATCTTTCTCGTTCATAACATTTCAAAATAAAAAAGCTGGCTTACGAGAAACCAGCCTTTAACAACACAACTAATTTTTTTTAATCGATGATAATCCAATCTTCTGATAGAATATCACTTCCACTCGGAACCCACATAGCATGATCGCCTTGAGCAGTTCTCAATTGAAAATAAGGTCTGACTTTAAATAAATCACCTTCTTTCAATCCCCAAGCTTCAGCAGTTTGCTTATTACATGGAATGCCATCAGGATAACCTTTTTGCAAAACAGCAAACATTCCTTGTCCGTTCCATCCTTCTCTTGATACTTTCTTACCTTGTTTTAATGCTTCTAAAGCTTTTCCAAAATTCATAGCAATTTTATTTAGGGTTATTTTTAATTCGCTCAATTATCGTATTGTATTCTTGAATCCATTCAGTAGGAACAGCCATTTCTGATTTGCGGTAACGAACAATAGCTTCTACTATTTCGGTTAGACGTTCGTTGTCCAATTCATTCTGCGTTCTTATTCCATAAGGAGGGGCTTGCTCTAACATACCTACTCGATTTTAAATTTCACATACTCTTCGCCTTTCTTTACAAGGACCTTTGAAACAGTTCCTCTGTAAATATCCCGATCATCAATACCGTACTTCTTGCATAGTATATCTTGAAAAGGCTTTATAGGATTATCCCAATCAGAAAGTTTACTTGAAACTCCAAACTCAAAAGTGATTGAAAAAGGAGGGTTGGGTATTTCAATTCGCTTAGGCAACATCAGCAAAACCGCTTTTTCGTACTCTTTGTACCCTGTAGTCTTGAAGCGTTTGCCTTGCCACGCAGAATTTACCGAAAGGGGTTTGATATTAACTGTTATCACTATTCAACCTTTTTACCTAATCCATCGGAATACACCCCCTCTTGATAGGCTTGTACACTCCAACCTTTACTTTTACTAATCGATTTCATTTTTTCATATTCGGCAAGTGTCATTTTCTTTCTCATTACAACCTCAACAATAGTATTATCGGGAAGCAATGTTGTCTTGATTTGTTTCGCCATGATTCAATGATTTAAAAAAAGTATGGGGACTTTTTATAGTGCAGCGTTAAAGCATATTTCAGAATAACGGGACACTTTGCTAAGTAGTCAGGACTCGAACCTGAACGTATTATATTCTGAATACCGCTATAATAAGCTATAATACCTCGGATAGTGCGTCTAACCAATTCCGCCACTACTTACCATTACTTTTTACAGAAGCAACAAACTGGTTATTAACCAAAACCTATAATATGAATTGCAGTCTATACGAGATTCGAACTCGCGACCTCTTGCGTGACAAGCAAGCACTCTAGCCAACTGAGCTAATAGACTAAAAAAATGAAGTGTTTGTTTAAGAAAAAAAAGCCTTTCCTAAGAACGTCAATAAAGCAGATGAATACTTAATGATCAGAAAGGCTTTTTTAAAGGTTTGTTGTTTATTTAAAAGCTAGGTAATCCTAATTTTATCGCGAATGCAAATATCGACCTTGGATGCCGATGTGCCCAAATTTAGCGATTTAGAGTAAGTATAAATATGTTTTTTATCAGGAAATATCCTGGGGACTAAAACATATTGCCTACCTACATAAGCTTTTAAATCCGCAGAAGCGAAAACCGCATCCACTTTTACTACATCAGAAAAAGAAACAAGCTCTACTTTCTGTTTTGAATTTTCGCTCAGGTCTATTGTAGTCTTACAGATTCCCGCAATACTGAAGCATAACAGCATTGTAAAAAGCATAAACAAACGTTTCATAGTTTGCACGCAAGAAAGGATTCGAACCTCTGCAAACAGTTTTGGAGACTGTTGTGCTACCACTACACCACATGCGCTTAAATAAAACCACTTGCCAGCCGTGCAATAAGGATGTCAAAAAGCCTCTTCAAAGCACCCTTGAATCTGCTATTACGATTCCACGTTGGTCTGTCATTACCTCAGCTAATCTAGTTAGCGACAAGTAGTTTAATTTTTATATACACAAATGCCAAAAATGTCAATGATCTATTTCAAATATTCCAAAGCCAATCGGTCATATAATTCGGAAGCAGTTTCAATTAACACCTCATCCCCTTTTTCGATTCGCCCAAAATTGCAGAAGAAACAATAGTGATCAATTTCACTCAAGACTTCCTTTTGACCGTTAAAATGAAAAAGTACTATATCCTTAATCGCTTTCAACAAAAATGAGTTATCATAAACAGGCACCGTTGTTCCATACAACTGAGTCAAACCATTTGAGATTTCATAATCTCGTGTCGTTTGCTCTTTTATCGATTCAATTACCAATACAAAGAGGTCCTTGTTCATAATTTCATTTTTGATACATGACAAATATATAAAACATTTTACACAATTACATAACAATCATATAAATTATTTTACACAAAAAATTACATGATTACATAAAATAGATTTTGAACTAAAGACAAACAAAAGAAAAGGCCGTTTTTAAGCCTTGAAATTATCAAAATGAGTATTCGGTTATTTGAAAGAAGAAAACCTCTTAGAAGTAAAGAAAAGGAGGTTAAATATTAAAATTGAGATATGGTAGTGTGTTTGGGATGGTATACATGTTTCAGAACGAACGGACCGCAAAAGGAAAACGCGATTAAAAAGGGTATTGGGGGTAGATTTGCATTTCAACTCAAAAACATTTTAGCTTTTTATATCCATGCATCCAAAGCTAATTTTAAGCAGCAACTAATTTCAACATTATGTTTCTAGCTTTATCGATTATCCAGGATCTAAACTGCTGCAAAAGAAAACTGTAATCCTAGTATGATTCGAATCAAACAACTCAAACAACTGTAAAACAACGCCTTAAGATTTCATTATTTAAAAGTTGCACAACCATTGCACAACTACTCATAAACTATGACGCTTCTTCCAGTACTCTAAAAGGTCGTTAAGTTCCTGTACTGCTGCGTTATACTTCGCTGGGACTTTCTTTTTACGAATGGATTGGTTATTGCCTGACAATACCTTACTTAGTTCCGCTACGTTGATTAATTCATTTATCATAATATACAGTTTTATGTACTTTTCTCCCGAGCTAAGATACAGTTTTATGTATTTCAATCAAAACTAAACTACACAAACAAAAAGCAAGCTAAACGACAGCGCGTTTGTGTTTGTTTTTTCAACCTCCTTCCCTCACATCAATACGATTCATTTGCTATTATATCTCATAACAGTTCAATTATTTACTCATCTTAATAGTTGTATGCACGAACTTTAATTAAAGCCTTTAAAACAAAGGGAATTAAGTTATTATAAGCTTTGTCTATTGAATTGTACTGTACCATAGAAATTACGTATCAAAACTTTTCAAACAATGCTTTTTTATGTAAAATTCTTACTATACATTTGTGTAGTAGAAAATAAGAAATAAAACATCTTCTTTTTACACTCCCCCCTGGGGGCGTTCTTTGACTTACTGTCTGCTCTCTTATATGTCTTGGTTGTAGTTGTTAGATTATAACTAAGCGAATCAGGCTTGATAATTACCACTATGCAAGCCGTTACCACAAATATTAAATAACCCTATTAAAACTTATAAAATGGATACAAACTATTTTACAAATTGCAAAACATTAGACGAAGCTAAGAACTTATTTAAAAAGCTTTGTTTTGAGTTACATCCTGACACTAGTGGTTACAACTCACAATCTGAATTCATACAAATGTTTAAGGAATTCAAATCTTTAGAAAACCGTTTCAATACTTCTAACACAGAAGAAAATAAAAACAACTCTTTTAATGCTGAACAATTCTATAACATCGTAAAGATGTTCGAAGGATTAGAAGGAATCAATATTTCTTTTGTCGGTTCCTTTATATGGCTTACAGACTTAACACCCGGGGCGATGTACTCACAAAAAGAAAGAATCAAAACTATTGCGATTGATAATTATAACGCTCCCCGCTGGGCAGGACAAAAGAAGTCTTGGTATTTCTCTCCTAGTGATTATGTGAAGAAAGGAAGATCTAACAAAGACCTAAGCGAATTAAAAGATTTATTCGGCTCTACTGATTTTCAAACTAAGTCAAACTTAAAACTAGCAATGTAATGACACCACATCAATACCGCCTTAAAACAGAATCTTTTTGCAAACTAAGAAGCACAAAAGGATTAAACAATGATTTAGACATAAATGATCAAACTTGGGATCAAAGGCAAATATTAAAAGTCATTGCTTATGACAGGACTTATTCTTTATTAATTGTTGAGAATGAAAACGGTCTTCAATGGAAAACAGATTTAAAAAAAATGGAATTCTGTTGGGAAGACGGAAGAAAAGTAAATAAATAACCAAAACCGCCCTTACTACTTACCACACAATGTAAGGGCGGTTACTAAACCCTATTAAAAATGAAATACAATCTTATCCTTGCCCTTGCGGGCGTGTGCTTGGTACTTACTGTATCTGCTATTTGGGCTTTTCATAGCATAACTAAGCAAATCGAAAAAATAGAAGAAGCTAACGAACAATACTACCGCTTCATTTGGAATGATGACCCCGAAGGACTTCCGTCTGCAGGAAACAAAATTGTTATCGAAGAAATCAACGGTAACACAATCTACCTAGGCAATGAGTAATACTAAACACAGCAAGCGCCTAAGCTATCAATTGATAGTATTCGCACTCGTTTACTTTACTTTCCAAGTATCAAGAATATTTTTTTAACCCTATTAAAGCACCTGGAGCATGTCGTTAAACTGCTCTATTTATCATGAAAACAAAAGAAGAAGTAATACGTGAAGCGTGGGGAGATAATTATAACGACCAAATAAATAAAAATGGTTGGCTTACAGTAGGTTTTAACTACGAATATAATCACAATGATTTTGACACAATAAGATATTTAGACTGCGTGGAAATCAGACCAAAATCACTCCAAGGAATCGAAAGTAATAACGGTTGGATTCGTATTGAAAGTAAAAAAGATTTACCTAAAGAAAGTTGTCCTGTATTTATCAAAGATTTTACGGGATGCATTTCAGAAATCCCATATTACTACTTTAACGAATACAAGTTATTTAAAGGACAGAACACCTGTTTAAAATGGGAGGATGTAATAAGTTACTCAACAATTTTTAAACCTAAAAAACCACACTATTAATGAAAACAGCAATATACATTCCAACTGGAGAAACAGTACAACTAACAAATGAAACAAGGGATTTGTACGGACAAGAAGAAATGAAAGTGATTTTCCCTAATGGAGCTGAACACTTTGAATTTATGGACGATTTAAACTTTGAAGCATGATACAAGCAAGTGAATTAAGGCTAGGAAACCTAGTATTTGTTGACAACAAGAAATACCATCCCAAACTAAAAAATATTCCTGTAGTAGTTACAGGGATTGAGAAAAAGACATTAACCAATGATCAAAAACAGTCATTCCCTTTTTCTGATTCATCCATAAGAATCGTACCTACTCAAGGAGAGTTTAAAGATTTAGAGATTGGACAACTGAATGAATTTATCAAACCAATTGAGCTGACAGAAGAAAGATTGCTGCAATGTGGATTTAAACACACTGGGAATGGTTTCTACGAATTGTTAGGCACTCACATAGGATTATGTAATATTGGTGATGTATTTTTTAATGTAGGATTTAAAGGGATTACTATTGGTAATATAAAATACCTTCACCAACTCCAGAACCTTTATTTCGCTCTTACAGGAAAAGAATTAGAAATTAATCTTTAGATTTACTCAATAAAAAAATCCCGTTGGGTTACCACACACCAACGGGAAACATGTCTGCATTTTTTTAAACCCTATTAAAAATTTGCAACTACAAAATTAAAAATATTATGTCGTTAAAAGAAGAAATTGCCCAAAAATTAAAAGCCCGCAGAATTGAACTCGGACTTACTATGGAGGAACTTGCAATACTCGTTTGGGGAGATCCTAAAAAGAGCGGGCAGATTTCCAATTATGAGAACGGAAAACGAGCGTTATCTCTCGATACTTTGGAGTTATTTTTGGAAGCTTTACAGATGGAATTAATTTTAAAAAACAGATAAACAAAAGACCGTAATTTGTATTATTATGTTTATCTAATGTAAAACAGATATAAATGTATTTAAATTTTGCTGTGAAGATGTTGTGCAAATCATTAAAAAATAAAATACAAAAACCTAATAATCAATAAATTAAATTACAAAATACTAATCCTGACTGGATCACAAAACGAAAACCTTATACATTTGTATAAGGTTTTTTTTATACAAATAAGCCGTTTTATATAATTTAATTTACATATTTATATAAACCATATAGAATAAAACGTATATTTGCTGTGCAATGGTTGTGCAAGATTTACCACTCTTAACTGTTGTAAAAAAATATATGTCAAATTTTAAACCCTATCAAAATGGCTACTGTTAAGTTCCTTATCAGAGGTAATTCTGATCCTTCTATCTTATATATTAGATTTTCTCATACTCGAGAAATTGATGTATTCCAAAAAACACAAATATTAATAAATCCAGCTCATTGGGATTCAAAAAAAGAACAAGTAAAAAACATTCTTTCTGTAAAAAATAGAAATGAAATCAATCTTAAACTTTCTGAACTAAAAGTATTTATTCTAACTGAGTTTAATAACTCCTATATTCAAGGTGAAATAATAGATAAGATATGGGTAAAGGACAAAATAAATGAATTCTTCAATAGACCTGCATCAGAATCAAACTTCAAAATAAAGAAAGAGGAGATTTTCTTTACATCTTTTGCCTCCTGGTGGTTAAAAGAAATCGCACCAACGTATAAAATTTCAGCTAAAAAATACATGACTGAAATCACAATTAAACATTACGAAAGAACAAGAGATTTGTTTATTGAATTTGAGCACAACAATCAAATTAAGATTGCGGACATAGACAACAAGATATTAGACGACTTTAGCCAATATCTAACAAAAAACAAACAATTTTCTACATCCACAGTGGAACGACAAATTAGTAGAGCTAAATTCTTTTGTCAAAGGGCTGAAAAAATGAACCTAAAGGTAAATAAATCATATAGAGAAACTGTCTATGTAGAACAAGAAGAAATTGAATACAAAGAACCTTACCTAGATCATAACGAAATAAATAGTATTTTTAATCTTAAAATAAAAGACAAAAATATTGATGCTATACGTGATAATTTCATAATTGGATTATGGACAGGACTTCGCGTTTCAGATTTTTTAAATCAATTGTTGATTGATCACATTCAAGGGGGGTTTATCTTAATCAAAACAACTAAAACAAAACAAAAAGTAGCAATTCCATTGCATCCACAAGTAGAATCAATTCTAAAAAAATGGAATGGACTACCCCCTAAGACATACGATCAACTATTTAATGAAGAAATTAAAAACATTTGCGAGACTGCAAAAATAAATAACGTTATAATAGGCGGCAAAGTCGAAATTAAATTTGATGATAAAACAGGGAAAAATATAAGTAGAAAAAATATTGGTGAATATAAAAAACACGAACTTGTAACTTCTCATATATGCAGAAGATCATTCGCAACCAACCACTTTGGCAAAGTTCCCAATAAAATTATTATGGATGTTTGTGGTTGGAAATCTGAGAGACAAATGCTTGAATACATTAAGCAAACCAATATTGAAAGTGCTATGGTATTAGCCGAATATTGGGAAAAAGAAATAAAAAAACTTGAAATAGAAGCCTTGTAATATGGAAGAAAAAACAATTATTGAAAACCCTGCTGAACGAATTAAAATGATTGCCAAAGCAATGGGGATTACTGTAAGAGATTTAAGCAATAAACTTGGATATAAGACTCAATCAACCCTTAGTTCTATTATCTATGGTAAGACTTCATCTATAACTGTTACATTCGCTGAAAACGCAGTTAAACATTGTCCAGAGATTAATTATCTATTTCTTACCAAAGGGGAACTTCCCGTTTTGATTGTAGACAATTCTATTTTGCAGCTGCAAAAGCAAATGCTTGGAGTTGCTGACGAAATTACCAATCAGCAAATCTTAGCTAAACTAGATGTTATTGCTAAAACTCAAATACGTATTCTTAAAGAGATTGAAGAACTAAAGAAAACGAACAAGCCACTCGATTGAGTGGCTTTTTTGTTAGAAAATCTCATTATGCAGGTTCCCAATTTTTTTTAATTTTTTATTTGTGATTTTAGTTACTTTCTTTCGAATTTTTTCTTCGTGAGTTTTATCAAAGATTTCTCTAATACCATAAATATTTTTTATTCTAATATCTCTTGCAATCTGTAATATAATTGATTTATTCATATATACATATTTTAATTAATAACTCTTATTTATTTCCTCTTTTACTTTTACATGTGGATAATATCCTTTACTAAATTTAGGCCCGTTCTTCTCCAGAAACTTATACACCTTCATTTTTTCATCAGAAAATTGATCAATAGATGTCAACTCAAATTCAACAATGTAATAAATTAAGTCAAACATTAATGTTTCCATTATCATATCCAACTCTTCTTGGCTAATTTCGTGTTTCATAGAATCTGTAATAAAGTTTATCCTAATACTTTCTTCTTATTAATCTTTTTCATTCTCCTGTCAACAATGTCTATATGCTGTAATTCATTTGTTCTATTATCCTTTAGAAAATTATATGAATCCTGGATATCTTTTGTCATCTCTGAAACAGAACCTATATTATGCTCTAAAATATACATCAATAAAGTATGAAGCATAATATTCATCACCGAATTAAGTTGGCTTTTATCTCTAAAGTTTACTTCCATTGTTATCTTATTATTGATTAAGTAGCGTAAAAAGACTGCCTTAAATTAAGGCAGCCAATAACAAAATGTAAGATATTAAATCCCTTACACAATATTTATTATAGAACATGATGTTATTCAAAAAACGTATAATTTTTCCTAAAAAAAGCTG